TCAGCGTCTGGCCCGCGAGCTTCGGCGCGTTAATCTGCACGTCGTGAATCTCGTCGAGCTCGTAGCCGTTTTGAATTCGAACGTAGAGTTCGCCGTTGCCAGCGTTGGCCCGCTCGATGATGCCGACATAAACCAAGTGATTCGGCGCGTAGGGCTTCGTTGCCGTGAAACTGCCGGGAGTCGCCCCGAGGTACACGGTGTCGCCGTCGTTGTAAGCTCCGAGGTTGAGATTGCTCACCACGCCGACGCAGGTGATCGTGCCGGTGCCGTTGGGGGCGATCGACGTGTCGGAGACGACGCCGAAGGTCTTCGCGCTGGTCGCGTCGGTGGTGTTGTAAGCGAGCTTGACCGACGGGAAGCCGCCGGTGGCGCTGAACAGATAGACGACCTGCCCCTTCGTGATCGCGACGCTCTCGGCGTTCTTGACCGTGGCCGTGAGGATTTCCTGCGCGCCGGTCGCGTCGATGGTGATCGTGCCTGCGCCGTTCGTAATCGTGACGCCTGTTCCCGCGGTGAGCGTGTTGTTGACGAACGCGGAGCCGTTGCCGATCAGCAGTTCGCCGTTCTGCGGGACGGCTGTGAGATCCGTGAGAGAAGTCGGTCCGCCACCGCCTCCGGTGCCTCGAGCGGCGACAAGCGTCCAGTCCGCGGAACTGCGGCTCGGGCGGGTGCGGTTGTCATCCTTTGCGGACGTGTACGAGTCCCCGTTCAGCGTGACGAGATCGAGCTTGTTGTAAGCGACGCCGGCCTGCCACTTGCCGCGAGGGTTGAGCGACTTCGGCTCGGCGAACTCCTTGCGGAGCTGGTCGATCTCGCCGGCCCGCGGGAAGCGCGCGAGCTCTGCGTCGACGATTCCCTTGACGGCCTCGGGAAGTGAAGCGGCGTGCTCCGCGATCTTGGCCTCGGCTTCGGCGGCAAGGGCGAAGTTCTTCTCGCGCTCGGCGAGGATGGCGCTGTAGCGCGCCTGCGTGCTAACCTCGAGCGCCTTGGCAAGCTCGGTGATCTTGGCCTCGAGTGAGGCGCCCAGCTTCGCGGTCTGATCGGCCGTCTGCTTCGCCGTCCAGTCCTCAAGCTCGACGCGCAACTGCGGTTCGACCTCGTCGAAGACTTTCTCGATCTCGGCGTTGAGATGCTCGCGAAGCTCCGGCAACTGCTCGACGAGTTGCTTGAGCTCGGTGCGCTGGACGATGGCGAGTTCGATCAGCCGGTCGATCTGGGTCTGGGTGTCGTGCATGTTATTTCGCGGCCTTCGGGTGCTTCGCTGGCAATAGATCGTTGTCTTGAGTGTAGTTCGGGTTCTCCGGTCGTCCGTTCTTCAGCAGATACAGGAACGCGTTCACGCGGGCGTAAGCCCATTGCTGCTGGGACTGCACCCTCGGCGAGTGCGACGTGTTGTAAGCTCCAACGCCACGTTGATACACGGAGCGCAACTGTCCAACGGAGGCACCGTATCCGAGCTTCTCCTTGTTCCTTTTATTAAACTCGTCCGCCTTCTGCTGGAGCGCGTCCTCTACTTCGGCCGGAACGTCGGCGCCTTTGGTGGTGCTGGCATCACCTTTGGCCGTGCCTTCGCCTTGCGGGTTGCGGTTTGGCGTGTCCGAGGCCGGAGCCTTGTCGGAGCCAACGATCGCGCCGCGAGGTCCGACCTTCGCCATCTCGACGGAGAACTTGCCCTCGTGCTGGCGCATACAGACCGCGGTGCGTTGCTCGGCGTCCGGGAACTCGGCCGTTGCGACCGGATCAGCCATGCAGCGCGTCATGAACTCGTCGTGCGTTTCGCCGGCGTTCGGCGTCGGGAGCTCAAACTCCTTCTTCTTTTCGAGGAGCTGAACCGCGCTTTTTCCCACGATGACCGGCTCGGTGTACGGCGCGCTGCGGGCGTGCAGTTCCTTGCGGTATTCCTGAACGGCCGTCAGCCAGTCGTTCGCGTGGACGCCGTTGCTCTTGATCGCGAGCTCGACCTCGGTCGCCGCGGAGAACTGGACGCGGTTGTCGTCCGGCGCGCTGTTCTGCTGCCGCTCCTTGTTGAGCCGCTCAACGATGGCGTTCGCCCACGTCCGGCCTTCGTCGCCGCCCCAGCCCATCCAAGCTTGCCAACCCTTGCCTTGCTGATCCCACGTCGCGCCCTGCTTGTCGACCTCGTGACGGTCGAAGTACGCCTTCATGCGGCGCACGGTCTCGGGAGATAGCGCCTTCTTGTTCTGGATGTCGCGGGCGCGAGCCAGCCCGACGGCGGTCATCCCGCGTTGCGACGGCGGCTTTCCGGCGCGAACCTCGAGCGCCCGGCGGGCGTTCGACGCCATCCGATCGTTCGGGACGTAGGAGTCCTCGGCGAAGTTGATCGTGATGAGGTCTGCGGAGGCGTTGACCTGCTCGACCGGAGCGTCGGGCGTGGCGCCCTCGGCGACTTCGGGCGAAGCGGGAGCGACGGATTCCTTCTGCGTTTGAGCAGCCGAGGCGGCAACTTGATTGCCGGCCGAAGCAGCCGCGGCTGGAGTGCTCGGGAGTGAGTTCGTGACGAGGCGGATCGCCGTCTCTGGTAGTTCGTACTTCTGCGCGAGCTCCTTGACGTAGGCCGCTTCCATCGCGATCTGCTCGAGGCGAGCGAAGGCGTCGGTGCCTTGCTCCGCGGCGATCTCTTGAAGCGACTTCGCGCCCTGCCGGTTCTCGTTCATGTTCGCCGAGGACTCGCGGCCGACGTCGATCGTCACCTTCGGCGGGAAGCGCCACTCGCCGCGGGTCGCACGCTTGAGCGCGTGGACCGGCGTCTCTCCTGACTCGAGCGGAGGCGGCGGGATCTCGCCGCGGGCGATGGCGTCGAGGATTACCGCGTTCTTGATCGGATCGAGAACCTTGTCGACGAGGACGCCTTGATGTTTCGTGAATACGCGGTCGGCCGCGGCAAACTCGGCGCGAACGCTCGGCCCCTTGTAGTCCTGCGTGCCGAAGAGCACGCCTTCCGGGATGCCGATGCCGATCGCGATCTCGTGCATCAAGTGCTGGACGAAGCCCGCAAACGCTTGCGACGGGCGAGAAGGCATCACCTCGATCCGGTCGGCCGTGCCGAAGTAGCGGATCATCCCGACCTCGGACAGCTCGTTCTTCTGCGCCTGACCGCTCGGGAGCGTGATCGACGGGTTGGGCGTGAAAAGGTTGCGAGGATTCGCCGCCGCCTTGTCCGAGAATACGAGTGCCGCCTGCTGCGACGCGAAGCGCACGCCGGTCTTCTCCGCCTCGAGGATCGCGTAAAGCATACGCGCCGAGCGGATGCAGGAATGAAAGTCGGAGACGCCGCGGAACTGATCGCTGCGGAACGGGTCGAAGTAGTGACAGAAGTTCGAGGCCGGAATCTCCTCCGGGTCGAAGTAGACGCCGTCCTTCGTCACGCGGTAGACCTGATACGAGACCGGGCGTCCGAACTCGTCGACCGTCACCCCTTGATAATAATTCGCCGGACCTGCCACGAGCGCGTTCGGATTTCCGATGCGCGTCGCCGGCACGATCTGAACCTTGAGTTCTTTATCGACGCGCCGCAGGACGAAGCCGAAGTCGCCGTCCACCGGGCGCTCTTCGCATCCGATTTGAACGAGCTTTCGGAACGAGTGTCGGCCGGAGACGTCGGCGCGCTTGCACCAGTCGTGGAAGTATTCGTTGACGATCCCGTTGTAGTCCTTGTTGCCGGTGCCGGCCGAGAACTCCTGCGGCGTCAGGTAGAGCGAGAACTTGCGCGTGATCTCGCGAGCCTGCGGGAAGTTTTCGACGAGGTCGCGGGCTTCCCACATCATAACGATCCGGTCGCGGACGGTCTGCGTGGATTCGCTCGGCTGGCCGTACTGGCGCGGCGCGTAGATGCGATCGGTCAGCGCGGCGTTGTAGCTGAAGAGCTCACGCTGGACGCGAGCCTCGAGTCGCTTGAGCGCATAGGCCGGAGCGACGGTTTCGATTGCGCGCTCGAACCACGGGCGGTTGCGGATGACCTTCTGAAAATCAAACGGCGGGTGCTCCATGTTAGTTCCCGTTGAAACTGACAAAAGTGACCGTGTCGGTCGTCCCGTTCGCGTCGTCGATCGCGGCCTGAATCTGGCCGAGCATCGCGTTCAGCCGGCCGAGGTCGGCGCGGGTTACGCTCTTCCCGTTCAGCGAATAGCTCGTGTTGAGCAGGCAAGCGCGGATCGCCGCGATCGTCTCGGTCTTGAGAGTCGCGAGCGTCCCGGTATCCAAACCGAGGAACGGATTGTCGGTCGCCATGCCTTTACGCATGGCGTAAAAAACGAATCTTACACGCTCGGACTTTGGGGCTGGTACTTGATGAAGCCGGCGATCGTCGCCATGCAGAGCATCATCGCCGAGGTATCAAGGCCGTGGTTCTGCGCGTTGGTTTTGACTTCGACCCATTGCCAAACGCCGGACCGAACCTCGACCTTGTGCTCGCCCTTGAGGTGTTCGAGGTAGAGCGGATTGACGTCCTCCGGCATTTCCCACTTCAGGTCGCCCTTTCCCTCGATCGCAAGGGAGAGCACGTCCTTGAAGTAGTCACCGCTCCAATCGTAATAATAAACATCGCCGCCGCGGTAGTCCGAGACGCGAGGCTCTGAAAACGGGAAGTTGACCATTTGCCCGGACCCCTCGTCCCGCATCGTCCAAGTCTTCCGGCCGTAGCCGCGCATCCCGCGCCAGCCGAACTCGGCGCAGTCACGGTCGACATCCGCCGGCCTGTAGCCGCGGTCCTGCGCCACGCAGGCGTCAGGCACCGCGTAACGCTGCTGAAGTTGCCGAAGCTGGTCTCGCGTCTCGATGCGGCCGAACCAGAGTTGCCGGTATCGCGGACCTTGCGCCGTCGAGAAGGCGCCGACCTCGACCCACCAATGGTCCTGCTGACGGTCGATCGCCATGAAGCGGATCGCCTCGTCAGGGATCGCTTGGCCGGCGGCGTAAGTTGCGGTCGTGTAGCCCGACTTCGTCGTGAAGATCGAAACGGTCTTCTTCTCCACGATCCACGGCCGCGCTTCGCGCTTGGTGCGAAACTCGATCAGCGGCGTCTCGTCGCCGGTTCTGACAAGGTGATTTTGCGCCGCGGCCCACTCTTCCGCGAGGAGCCGCATCGGCCGAGAGACGACGGCCTCGACCCGATAGGAGCGAACATCCGCGGGCGCCTTTGCGTTCTGCGCGACGAAGCGGCCGGTGCGCTTCCATGCTGCGCGGGTCGCATCCGAGTCGTCGGTCTGGTGCTGGCAATTCGGGCACTTGAAATGCACCGACTCGAGCACGCGAGCGACGTCCCACGTTTCGTCATCGCGCCGAGCCTTACGGTCCCACGCAACGCCTCCGGCGATATCGCCGCGCTCGTCTCGGATCGCAAACGCGGCCGGGTGAACCTTCTTGCACGCCGGACATTCCACCGACCACTCTCCCTCGTGACCGGAGCGGAAGGACGTGTCCTCGACGTTCCCCGTCTCGGCGTCCATAATCGGCGCTTGGCTCACGTTGTAGATCTTCGAGCGCCCGACCTCCTCGAACTTACTCACGCGAGCGACGGCGTGACCGTAGACCTCCTGCCAGCGCGGAAGCCAGATCTCGTCGTTCACCTTGTAGCGGATGGACTGCGACTGCTGGGTCGAAAGGTTCGCCGGATTCAGCGTGAGGAAGAAGCCGCCGAAGTAAGTCTCCGTCGTCGTTCGCTGCGGCCCCGGCCGCGGCAGCATCGAGGAGACTGGCTTGCACCGCTCGAGGATCGGATTTAGCCGGCTCTTCGCGTGCCTTTCGACCATGTCTTCCGTTTGCATGGTCCACGAGATCGGCCCCGGATCGTTGACGATTACCCACGGAATCCAGACGTCAGCGACGAGCGTTCCGCCGACCTGCACGGCTTTGCGGAAGTGAACGCGGCGCACGAGCGGATCTTGCAGCGCGTCGAAGATTGGCAGGAGCCACGGCGTGAGCTTGGCGTTGAACGGTCCCGGCGTCGCGTAGCTCTCCGGCAAAACAACGTGCTTGCGCGCCCACTCGTAAATGGGCGAGCGGTCCGGCCGCGGGAGGCGCCACTTCTCAAGGATTTTCTGAACGTCGGTCATGCCGGCTGCGGCGCCGGCGTCTTCTTCGGCCGTCCTCCGCGCTTGCCGTTCAGCCGCGCAGCCGCGGCCTTGCGGTCAGACTTAACCCGACCGCCGAGGCGACCGAGCGCGACGGCGGCGGGATTCTTGGGTGCGTCGTTCATGGTCAGGACCGAGAGAAGATTCCCGTCTTGGCGCAGCGGACCGCAAGGAACACCGCGCCGCGAACGCCGGTCGCGACGTAGTAGCGAGGCTCGCATCCGCGGGCGATGAGGAGTTCTGCGACGAGCGGTCCGACTTCGAGCGGCTCGACGGTGTAGGTGCGGGATTTGATCGTGGTGGTCATTGATAGCACCCTCGCGGTTTAGCGGCTGCGGAGAGTCTCGTAGAGATCGGCGGCGAACTTCTGATAAGCGCCTTTGCCGATGACGTGATCGAAGGCGACCTCGATGTCGGCTCCGGCGTGAACTCCGGCAAGGATCGCGGCGCAGAGGGTTGAACCCTTCGTGGCGTTGACTCCGTTGCTGGAAAGGATTGAGGCGATGGTGTTGAGCTGGTTGTTATTCATTGGTCGTTGTTGATTACAGGTCAGACGAAAACCGAACCGCTTTGCTTTGTCGAGAACTATTTTGAGAAAAAAATGGGGCCGGTTTTGAGGCCGGCCCCGTGGCAGTTACCAGTTGCCGCGATAGGCTCGGCGGCTGTCTCCGCGCATCTGCTGGTGATCGTCGTAGGCCATCGCCAGCGTCTGCTTCTGGAGGTTCTCGCCGAGCTTGCCTTTGGTCAGGTAGAAGCTCGGGCGGTAGTTGCCCTCGGCGGTCAGCAGCGCGGAGAAGGAGGGGAACATCGTCAGCTTGCGGGTGATGTTGTCGAGGTGGTTGGCGTTAGTGTTCATCGTCGTTGTTTTGGTTAGTTGTCGTTGTTGACGAGACAGACGAAAACCTAACCGCTCCGGTTAGTAAAGCACTTTTTTCAACTATTTTTCGGACAGTCCGAATCACTCGGCATCCCTCTGCTCGGCCAGCGCCTCGGCTTGAAAGTTAGCGATGTTCCCAGCGACGACCTCGCGGATCTCCTCGAGGATCGCGCCGCCTTCGACGTTCGCCTCCGCGGCTGATTTGCCGGCGACCCGCGGCCCGAGTTCGACCTCGAGCTTTAAGCGCAGCAGCAGGTCGAGCTTCTGCGCCAAGACGCCGAGCATTTCCTCGACGACTTCGCGGTCGATGACGTCGCCGGACTCGCGCCGGTTCTTCGCCCGAGCAAGCTCGATCTGCTCGCGCATGAGTTCGGCCTTGAGGTCGGCAAGCGTCTTCGTCGCCGTGTCGC